AGGATTCGTTCCTGAAATGAAGGTTTCAGATTTCTTTTCAGGAATATTAAAAGTTTTTAATTTAACTTGTTATGGAACAGCAGATAATGTTTTTCAAATAGAGCCTTTAGAAACATGGTATTCATTGGGAGATGTTCATGATATTACAGAATTTACAGATATTGATTCAATTAATATTGATCGCGTTCCTTTATATAAGAGAATAAACATGAAATTCCAGGAAAGCGAATCAATTTTAAATAAACAATTTAAGCAATTATTTCAGAAGAATTATGGAGATGATGAGCAGGAATTTTCGTATGATGGAAATGATTTTAACGTTCAGCTTCCATTTGAAAATCTAATGGGCCAAAGATTTGATAATTCAACAACTCAAGTAGCGTATGCATTAACAGAAAATTTAGAGCCTTATGTTCCAAAGCCCTGTTTATTCTATATGTATGAAAGGCAGGCAACAGATGCGAAATTCTATAATGGATCATCAGTTGTTGATTTAGTTAATTATATGCCATTTGGCCAGGATCTTTTATATAATGGAGTAGATAATTATTCTTTAAATTTTGGGCCTGCAATGAGTTCCTTTTTATTGCAGCCTGTTCAGGATGGATTAACGAAAACTTATTATTTTAGTTATCTATTAAATCTTTATGATCTCCAAAACAGATTAGTTTCAGTAAAAACAAATCTTCCAATTTCTTTATTAACTACATTAAAATTAAATGATCGTTTGATTATTAGATCAAAAAGATATGTAATTAACGAAATGAAGAGTAATTTAACTTCAGGAGATGTTGATTTCACTTTGCTTTTAGATTTCAGGGATATATTGCCAACATCAGTTATTCCATCTCCATCAGCCGCAGGATGTGTTGATGTTCCTATTAATCTTCCTAATGGAGTTTGTTCCGCAGCAATTGCAACAACAACAGGCGGAGTTACAATAACGCCATCATCAGTTACAGCATCTCAAAATATTGTAGTATGTGTTCCTGCAAATGCAAATCCTCAAACTTTATTAGTTACAGAAGATACAAATTTATTATTTCCGCCAATTCTTTATAAGTATATAAATACAGAAGATAATTTCAGGATTCAAACAGAAGGAAGCGCAAATCAAACAATAATTTTAACAGTTACATTTACTTATTGTAATGGAACAGTAGATGATCAAACAATAGTAATACAACAGCCATGATTGAAAACATATTAAACATGCTAAAATTGCATGAACATTTAGGAGAAACAGAAAATATTGAAATAGCCAAAGGGAAATATAAAATTTATAGAGGGATAAAAGATTTATATAAGCAGGAGAAGAGAAAAAATTATTTCAAAAAAATAGAAAATGGCAGAAGATTATAATTTAAATTTCAGCGTAAACGCAAAAGGCGTAGATAATTCAGAAGAACAATTCCTGGCATTAGGCAAGTCAATTGATAAAGCAAGGCAGGAACTTGATAAGATGCGAGATTCTAACGAACAAGGATCAGCAGCATTTCAGCAGCAGAAGGCAGAACTTGAACAAATGGAAGGTGCATTCAGGGATCTCAATAAAGAGATGAAAGGAGTAGATGCAACATTTGAAGAAGTTTACGGAGAGGTTCAGCCATTAACAACTGCATTAGGAGAAGCAGAAGATCGTTTGTATCAATTAGCATTGGCAGGAGATACAACATCAAAGGAATATCAACAACTATTAGATAAGGTTGCAAAATACAGAAAAGTTCAAATCGAAACAGATCAAGTAGTTGATGCAGCAGCGCAAACATTTACCTCGAAATTAGGACAATCAATGCAGGGAGCAGCATCAGGATTCGCAGCAGTTCAGGGTGCAATGGGATTATTTGGTTCTGAAAGTGAAGAAGTAGAAGCAGCATTATTAAAAGTAAATAGTGCTATGGCACTTGCTGACGGAATAAAAGGTGTTCAAGAGTTTAGTAAAAGTTTTGGTTTAGCAAGTAAAGCTACAAAAGCATTTACACTTGTTCAAAAAGGTCTTAACCTGGTTTTAGCTGCTAATCCTATTGGTTTAATTATAACGGCTGTTATTACTATAATAGGTTACTTTGCAATATTTACAGACGCAATAGATGTTGTTATTGATAGTTTAATGGCTGTTTCTGATTGGCTTGGAATAACAGATAGTGAAGCATCAGCAAATGCAAGTAGGCGTGAATCTGAAGCAGCAGCAGCCGCACAACAAGAAGAATTTGCACAAAAGAGAGCAGAAAGATTGCATAAAACTAAAATGGTTGCGTTAGATAATGAAATAGCATTGGCAAGGGCGCAAGGTAAAGATACAACCGAATTACAAAAGAAAAAACTGCAAAATGAAATAGTATTAAAAGAAGCAGCACTTGCAACTTTATTGGTAGAAGAAGCAAAAATAGAAGCATATAGGGCACAACTTCTTGCTATGAGCAAACAAGTTGGTTTAACAGGTCAATTAGGAAGGGCAGGTTTAGAAGGACTTGAAGAACATAAAACTAAATTAGAAGATACAAAAGCTGAAATAGAAAAATTGAAAACCGATTTAAAAATCGTAGATATTGAAGCGAAAAAATCAAGAACTAAAACAAAAAGTTTTGATAAAAAAGATACAAAAGAAGAAAAGGCAGAAAAGGAACGTATAAAAAAAGAAAAAAAGGAGTTAGAAAATGAGCGTAAAAGATTACAAAATCTACAAAAATTAAGAGATGATTTTGAAACTTCTTTAGAAGCGGAGACGGATATTGCAAACAAAAGATTAATTAGTGAACAAGAATTTGAAATACAAACAGTACAAGACAAGTATTTTAATTTAATAGAACAGGCAAAACAATATGGATTAGATACATCGGTTCTTATAGAAAATCAAAGGATTGCAGAAGCAGAAATCAATAAGAAATATGAAGATGAAGCAAAAGAAAAAAAGAAAATAAAAGATGATAAGGATAAGAAAGATGCGCAGGAATTAGCATTGGCAAAGGCACAAATGGCGATTGATGGATTAAGATTAGTTTCAGATGTTGCACAATTATTTGCAGGGAAAAGCGAAAAGGCAGCTAAAAGAGCATTTCAGATTAAAAAGGTTGCTGATATTGCAGAAGCAACAATGAGTGGATATAAAGCAGTAATTTCAACATTTGCAAATGCTCCAGGCGGCCCCGTTCTAAAAGGAATCGCAGCAGGAATAGCAGGAGCATTTTCAGCAGTTCAGATTGGAAAGATTGCATCAGCACAATTTGGGGGTGGCGTAAAAGATGTTGATTCTGATATACCAACAGCAGGAGATGTAGCAGCAGCAGCACCACAGTTTAATGTTGTAGGAGATACAGGAACACAATTAGCACAAATACAGCAACAGCCGATGCAGGCATTTGTTGTTTCAGGAGAAGTTACAACAGCGCAGAGCCTAGATAGAAACAGAATACAAAACGCAACAATTTAAAAAATTAACGTATTTAAATCATGAAGATAGTTGAATTAATATTAAATGAATCAGATGAAAAGGCAGGCATTGATGCCATTTCAGTAGTCGAATCTCCTGCCATTGAGGAAAACTGGATCGCATTAAATAAGCATGAAATTGAATTAAAAACAATTGATGAAGAAAAGAAAATTTTAATGGGATTAGCATTAGTTCCTCAAAAGCAAATTTATAGAAGGAACGAAAAAACGAATGAAGAATACTATATATATTTTTCAAAAGAAACAATTAGAAAAGCATCTCAATTATTTCTAAAAAATTCTAATCAAAATAATGCTACTTTAGAACATCAAACAAAAATTGAAGGTATGAGCATTTGCGAATCCTGGATCGTTGAAGATGAGAAGAAGGATAAATCAGCGCTTTACAATTTTAATGCTCCTGTTGGATCATGGATGATTTCAATGAAGGTTGATAATCCTGAAATTTGGTCTAAAGTGAAAAAATCAGAAATTAAAGGTTTCAGTATAGAAGGGTATTTTGCAGAAAAATTAGAAGCATCAAAAATAAAAACAGATGATGAAATTTTAGCAGAATTAAAAGATCTAATTTTAGAATATGAAAAAGAAGAGAATAAAAAGCAGCAAAAATAAAACACAAAGTAAAACTTCTCCAAAGGGCGGAATTAGGGGATGTTTATGCGAAGATAATACTTATCATCCTGATTGCTGCGATGGAACAATTCACGCGCAGGGAATCGGTAAAATTTAAAGATAATACGACAAATAAAAAAAAATACGTTTATTTTAAAAAAGGAAATAAAAAATGAATACAACAGAAATATTATCAAAAATTAAAACTCTTTTAGGAGTTGAATCAGAAGCGGTTTGTTTAGCGCAGATGAAATTAGAAGATGGATTAACTATTGTTGAATCAGAAACATTCAAAGCAGAAGATTCCATTTCTATAATTACAGAAGATGGAAAAGTTGCGCTTCCTATTGGAGATTATAAATTAGAAGATGGAAGATTGATAGTTATTAAAGAGGAAGGAATTATTTTTGAAGTTAAAGAGGAAGAGGAGAAAAAAGAAGATGAAGAAGTTAAGGAAGAAGTGAAGGAAGAAGTTGAGGAAGAAGTTGAAGCAAAAGAAGCAACAACAGTTCCAAAAAAAATAATTGAATCAATTACAAAAGAATCATTCTTTTCAGAAATCGAAGCATTGAAAACTGAAAACGAATCTTTGAAAAAAGAATTAGAGGATATTAAATTAAAAGCAGTTGAGGAAAACAAAGAAACTAAAGAAGAAACATCAGAAGTTGAATTAAAAACGGATGAAGAAGTTACTCCAATAGTTCATAATCCTGAAAATAAAAAAGAGATTGAAGGATTTAAATATTCTCCAAATAGAATGGAAACTACTCTAGATCGAGTAATGAAAAAACTAAGTAAATAAATTTTAAAATAAAAAAAATAAAAAAATGGCAAATCCAGTAACAACAGGAACAACGTATGCAGGCGAGTTCGCAGGCAAATATTTATCCGCAGCACTTTTGAGCGCATCAACATTAGACAAAGGTTTAATTACAGTAATGCCGAATGTAAAGCATAAATCAGTTTTACAAGTAGGATCATATAATGATATCGTTGCAGATGGAACATGTGATTTTTCAGCATCAGGAACATTAACTTTGACTGAAAAAATTATTCAACCTGAAGAGTTCCAGGTAAACGTTGAATTGTGCAAAAAAGACCTACATTCTAGTTGGCAGGCGGCAGAAATGGGATATTCTGCATTTGATTCTCTTCCTTCT